CTTCACGACAGTATACGTTAGTATACGGTCGTCCATCCACGCTTAATTTTCGTCGAGCGTGGCACAACGACGGTGGATGGATCTTCGATTGGCCCAGAAACCGAGTTTCTGAGTAATCGAGGCCAGCAATCTAATTTAGTTTTCTCCTTCTTCGGTTGCAATCGAAGAAGGCTAAACTGAAATTGCTGGATTTCGCTGCTGTATCGCCACTTAAAGTGCAGTAAGTTATACTGCAAAGCTTTAGTTTGCGATGCAACCAACCAACAAGGATACGAGGCTTGAAACGTCCCAAATGGAATTTTACCAAAGGTAGTTTCAACCAGATCCTTGAGGAAGGCAAATGCCCTACCGTACCCCTTCTCGCGCAAAGAATTCGCGAGAGAGGTGTACGAGGCAAGTGCAGCACCATCCGAACTACGGCCGGACCACGGCGTTCGCACCCGGAGGGGCGTGACAACGACACCTTTGAAGGCGTCTGTGCCACACGACTCCTTAAACGGACCCGTGATGCATGATTTTGCTCGATTGACTTTTAAGCCAACGAGCTCAAGAGCATGCATGCTGACGTGTGCCCATTCACGGGGAACGATAATATCGTCTCCGTAAACGTACACACGCTTTCCGATTTCGACCGGTAGCAGACGCGATTCTTTGTGAATCGCAGCGACAATGATTACGTAGAAGATTAAAGCTTCAACAGGAAAGCATAAAGCTGAACCCATTGGAGCAAATTTCTTCAAAGTAATCACTCTCCCATCCGGGAGCTTAGTCGCAGTCGAGCGGGTCGCCTCAATGGCTCGAAGAAATTCGGGATTGTGTTTAAACACTTCCTGAACCAATTCGAGTGAGACTAGGTCCGACGCATCTTTTAAATCGAGGGTTGAAAACTCGTCGCTCAATGAGCTTTCGAGTGCCAGTCTCTGATTTATAGTTTGATGCGTAAAATTGATGTGTCCAGCTGTAAGCCTATCAGCTTCCAGATGGGACATCAAAGCTCGCCCGAGACCCTGCTGAATCCATTGGTATTCCAAAGGCTCAGCAGATATCAAGCGCGGTCCTCTCGAGTCTTTTGGAACGAGTACAACCTTTGCAACCCCGGTTTCTAATCGGGACAAAGATTTGTACCATTTCAAACGATCGACTAACTCGCGTCCACCCCCTATTACGAAATAATCGTAATACGGGTACACCTGATGAATGCCACGATATAAGCGAGAAAATCTCCACTTATCATCAAGGCGTTCACCAGTTGCAACGGCTCCGGGACCATGGCGAGGCATAATATTCTTATGATCAAAATCACTAAGAATATTTCGCGCGATGTACGATGCTGTGTCCACAAGGGACATAACTCGTGTATCATCACGTGCAAGCTTAAGTTCGTCATCATTAGCGACGAAAGCGTCTATCACTAGACGTTCTTCCTCCTTTTGGTACGGAAGCTCGAGCTTGTACATCGCATACAGAACTTGGCGCAAGTGTTTAACTGCACCAGGATCTGCATCGTCCAGGAGACTGCCATCACATCCAAATACTCGGTTGAAGTACGCCTGCATAAAAGCGGGCCTACTACGATTGCCGTGCGCATGTTTCCATCCGCGCGGAATCGAGAACCGAGATGTCATCATTCCTTGATCAAGAGCTCTGCCAAGTTGTGCAAGGCTCTTAGTAAGGAAGGAGAGACCTTCTTCGCGATAACGAGACTGAATAGTCTCAATATCGCGCCGAATGTCTTTGGGTGATGTGCAATCCAACGGATCGCATTCGACCAGGCGAGTAACAAGCTCGAGGTAAACCTCGACATGGCTGTTCGGTAAGTCCATATTATTGGAGTTACTTCCACGGCCACCTCATGGTCGCTCACGAAACTTGTAGGTGAGTTTACCGTATCCAAAGAAGAAGAATTATGATGAGGCAAATTAATGCCCAAATCATGATTCTCCTCGTAGGAGACGAGCAAGATTCACCGCTGTCATGGGGTTTACTAAAGCCCCATCAGTGAGTAAGTCCACGATGATTGCAACATCGTCGTGAACAATTCCCTGAGTGACAGCTGGATCCCTAGGTACAGTCACAGTGAAATTCACTGAAACTTGCTTAGGGCCGCTTCCACCGTCAACTGTGTGCAGAATTTGCACCAGATGACGATCGACGATACCATCTTTCAAATTTCCAGACTGCGTGTGCTTGATATTCAAGACACGTGGTGTAGAAATTGTGGAAGAGATATCGTGTCGAGAGTTACCAGTACGATCGCCGGTTTGAACCAGCGTAAACGTAATGTCATCTCCCGACGCGTCATCCAGGACAAGATCGTTCGCGAAAGCCATGAGGTAGACTCCTTGTTACCCGTAACTCTGCTTCGTTTAGGAGTTAAATTTCCCAACGATCAGAGCTGCGAGAAGTGCCTGTTCTCGGTACGTAGGATCGGTTAAGCCGATGAGAGCGTTACCGACCGAAAGACCATTTTCCCTCCGATATCGCTTATATCGAATAGAGCCACATTTCCAAGGCACAGTTCTATTAGAACCATGCTTGTTTTGTGACTGTTGTCGCATCCATATGTCAATGTCCCACACTTGTGTGTAAGACCAAGACATACGGTCGATATGCCAACCTGCTTCATCTTGCAGGAGGGCATACCGAGAGAGACTTGTGGAAACATTCGCAATCCAATCAAGAACAAAGGAATACGGAATCGCATTCCAAATGATCTTGGCGGGATTGGTAAGTCCAAAAGCTCCCATATAAGCTAGAATCTCTCGATAGTCTTCGTCAAGGTCCATCTGGTGGAACAATCTACCACCAGCTGAAAACTTGTTGAAGTACTTAACTAACCTCGCCTCGATGGCTCCATTGCATCCGATAAAAGCAGAATAACTATTCGCAGCCGAAAGGCTGTGAAAGTTCTCCTGATAATATCCCATGCGAGTGAGCTTTCCTTTGCGTTCTTTGAGATACGCTATGCGATCTCGAACACGTCCGGAAAGATCCATCATAGCTTGAATGTCACCGATGAGCGGCTTCCAGCCGAACTCGTATGACAAATAAGCATTGTTGAGGTTCTTAATCGCAGAATTGGTGATGGGCACAATTAATTGTGACACCTCTTTCAATTCCCAGATGGCATTAGCAATGCTAATTTCCTCTGGCCATTGTGTATAAAACTCAGTAAAAGCTTTATCACAGTGATGCGTTAAGAGAGAGTCGGGAGGGGGGGAGAGCCAATACTGATACGCGGCATAGGGAACTGGAACTTTTGTTCCAGACGTAGGAGTTACTAACTCATTACATTCCCAATACCAAGGCTCCATATCTAGTGTTTTCAGACTATCGTCTGCTGTACACTTGAAATGAAGCACGTTCGCTTGTGGTAAGTCACCATCTGGGTCACGCCAATTCTTCGTGTCCGTTATGGACTCGTGGTACTTGGACGTAGCTGCGACAGTGGCATTCACTGTGCTGGCTTGGCCAGCAGTAGAACAGAAAATGTTACCCGTAATCTTCTGGGGACCAGATCGGCGTAAGCTTACTGGCTCATTAAGAGTAAGGGCACCATTCCGACTACGCGAACGATTAGCTGACGACGGCATTGGCAGGTCTCCAGGCGCATGCACCTGTTTGGAGCAC